CCCAATCAGTAACCCTCTGGCCTAATACTACACCATAGTTCTTTTCCATATTATCTAACGAATTTAATTGTTTGTTCCATTTGTTTTTCAGTCTGTTTAATATCTAAAAATTCACAGATTCTCTTTATAGTTTTTTCTTTATTCTCTTTTGTGTATTGATATTCTACTACTAATTTATTTATCGTTTCATCTTGTTCATATATATCAAGTATCTTTTGATGTCTTTTAACGATACTCTCTGCTACAGTAAGTCCAATCATATCTCTTCTTGATATAGATTCCATATTTGACCTTATATTCCGTCTAACTAATATCACTTTCATATTAGATGAGAATGGTCTATATAAAGGTAGGAACGGAACCATCCTTGGGTCTTTAGCTCCCCATATTTTATTCTGTGCGTCTCTTTGTCTAATATACTTTTTTATGCGTTGAATAATTTTGTGATTAGCCAATTCCTTCCACATATTTGCATCAGCTCTTCGCCTATCTTTACACAATGCTTCATAACAACGAGTATTTATATTACATAGATTTTGACACTCATACGTCATATAAGGGTCATGCCTACTAGGAAATCTTAAAGCTTCTAATCTGTTTTTCTTACTATCTAATCTCATTTCTACTCCTAAATGCTGTAATATCCCAGCAATCATAGAAGTTCCAGACCTGTGTACCCCAATTACATAAACCTGTGTATTCATTTATGTTATTTCCTTTACTTTAGTTTTTAAGCCTTCTGTTATAACTCTTTTTGCCTTTTTTCTTTTAATAGGATTCTCTTCTCGCCACGTTGTATAGAAAACAAATAGATTAACAATTAAACTAATAGCTGCGGTTGACCAGTGATATCCATCAGATATACCCTGAGTTAATCTCCATAGCCCAATGCTATGCATAGTAAACGTAGTCGCAAAAAATGAGAACAAAGCAAAAACAGATAACGACTTTGTTAATTTATATGCTATTGCGTAAGACGCTGTTATACAAAACAGAATCAACGCACTAATTGAATACAGGATAAATGCTAAACCCATTTTTGTCCCTTCTATTATTATTTAATTATTCTACTCTGCTAACGCTTGTAGCATTAGGACCTTTAGGACCTTCAGCTATTTCAAAAGTAACTTCATCGCCTTCTTTTAGGTCGTTGAAATCAACTTCTTTAAGTTCGTTTGCATGGAAGAATAAATCTTTTTCAGCTCCTTCTTGCGAAATGAAGCCATACCCACGGTCAGTAAGTCTTGCGATTGTTCCTTTTTGCATCTTCTACTATTATTATTATTTTTATTTTCTCAAATCTTTTAATGCCCTAAGAAACTCGACTATGCTTCACTACGACTTCGATTCAATTCTTAACTAGTTAATAAACGCTGTTATATCAATACCCATAGCTCTCAAGGCTGTTATGCCTCCAAGAATTACGAATAATATAATACCAAGTCTTTTAACCCACTTTAATAATTCTTCTTTAATATCTTTAATGTCTTTCTGAATTAACTCATCGTTCTTTTGGTGCAATACAAAATTGTCATTCAACTTTTTCATATTATCAGCCAATGTATCATTCGTCTTCAAAAGACTCTTTGAAGTATTGTTCAAGTCTTCCTGTACTCTTATCGAACGCTCTAATAGATTTTGGTATTTTTCTTCAGTCATATTAAGGGAAGAATAAATTAGCTGTTACAAAACTTTGACCTGCTGAACCAGCTCCACCTTCTTCACCAGTAGAACCTTGTGTTCCCCCTGAACCAGCAGTTACAGTATATGTCCCTGAATCATCAGTTAGTGTTGAGTAGAGAATTAATATTGAGCCACCTGCTCCTCCTCCACCAGCACCACCGTCATCGGCACTATTTTCTCCTGCTCCTCCTGATACATCAATTTCACCTGTGATATTCAAAGCACCTGCACATTCAATGTAGATACCTCCACCACCACGTCCACCTGGATGTCCATTATCCCCAGGAGCACCAGGGGAACCACTACCACCAGCACCACCTCCACCTGGATATACTAAACGACTAAAGGCACTTAATCCTTGAAGAGCTGAACCAGGCTTCCCAGGAACAGAACTTCCTGCAGCACTACCAAGACCAGTTCCCTTTATACCAATAGTTGCGTTACCTCCACCAGAACCACCAGCTCCATCTGGTCCGTTATTACCGACACTAACTGTTTGTCCTGCACCAGAACCAAGCCAACCTTTTCCTGCTCCACTTCCTACATAATAATTCACGTTAGGTGCAAAAAAACTACCGCCAGCTCCACCAGAACCACCAGCACTTGCTAAATTAATTGCTGGACTAGCAGATGAAGTTATAGTTACATTACCTTGCGATAATATAATCAATACTGAACCTTCTGCATGTGGATTTGATACAGCTATATCAGCAGTTCCAGTCAATGCAAATGAACTATATTGTTTAATCAATACTTTTGCACCAGAGAAATCATACGTTGTAGTCCCTGCCGCTTCTGCAAAAGCTCCATCGCTTCCATCTCCACCAAAAGTGAATTGTGTATTTAGGTCAGAAGCATCTAATCTTTCTGCTACTGCCCAAGTTTTCTTAGTTAGACTCATAATTAGCTAATCGTAATGGTGTAATCAATCGTTAGCGTTTCCGTTACCGACTTGGCTAAACCAGTAGGAGCATTAAGCAATACACGACTAAATAGAATTCCATCATCTGCGGCCGCTGTTGCGTCACAAAATAATCCAGCCTCATAGAATGTACCATCAACTTCTGCTGCTGTGTAAAATGCACTAACGTATGCTACATTATCAGCATTTGTACCACTAGCAGTTGTCTTTCGATATGTCTCTGCAATTAATGTTGTCTGACCATCAGCTACCGCAGTATCATCTGTTCCCAGAGCTGTGTAGTTAATAAACGGATCATCATCTGCCGCAGAAACAGCCAAGTTGTTTGCAATCATAGTTCTTCCAACTGTTGGGATTATGTTCTCAAATACAAGAACTTCCGTTTCGCACATTCTATTCAACTCTCGAACCTTATCCATATAAGGCTCTCCATCTTTTTGAAGCTTCTCTATCGTGCTATGTAAAGCCCATTGTGCTGTTGTTTCCAACTTCGCCTTTGTAAAGGTATATCTACCTTTTAAGCATGCATCTTCTTTTTCTTTTACTACTATCTTTTTCATTTTTACGATTTTCAATTTAATTTGTTTTTTGTTCCGACCTAATTAAAGTCCCCCAAATGAGAACCACCTAATATAAATACTCTCTTCGTATCTCCGCTATCTTCACCACCCCAAGTATGTGGCCCAAGTACAAATTGTACTGGATAATCTACATGTTGACTCGTTACTGTTTCATCTACACTCATAGCTTCTGTCTGTCTGTTATGGTCTATGCTCGAAGTAAATGTTATTCCAAGAGACATTGTTTCTGCAAGTGATTCAATTGTATTCAAAATCTCTCCCTCTTTAACAACTATTCTTCTATTGTCTTGCAATAATAACTTTCTCAGAAATTCTATAATCCCGAACTTTCTTGTAGAAATAAATGTGCAACGATACACAAAATTACCTTCTGTCCATGGTTCATATATAATTTTATTAATAACGAACTCATCATCTATTCCGTGAACGGCAGAGTTTATCCTTATCGTTTGCCCTGCTCTTAATCCACTATTATATGTACTAAATGTTCCTTCTTCTAAAGTGTTTTTGTATGCTTCTAATTCAGCTAAAGCTCTTTCTCCAGCAGCTCCACGACTATCAATAGATGGGTCTATAATAACCTTTTCATACTCACCACTACCACCCTCAATAGATTTCATATTAGCTATACTACCTTTATCACTTAGTTTGAAAATAACTGGCAAGAATGGTCGTCCCCATACTTTGACATCAGAAGTATCATTCGGGATTCTATCATCTCTAAACTCAACGAACTTTTCATCATCATTCCACATATAGTCAAACTCACTAGGCGTATCAATAGTATCTAGACCACCATCCCATCTTTCTCCAGTAACATTAACTCTTACTGAATCAAATTTATAAGGTAAGGCTAGAGTGTTCTGTATTCCATCACTAACATAATCTACTGTAAAATTAGCACCAAGATATTCTCCACCTCTTACATATATAACATTAGCAACCTGTGAATTATCTCTACGTATTTTTAAGCTACCTTGTAAATAACTACCATTATCATCTTGAATATCAAAAGAGGCAGCAGTAGTGTCTTTGGCAAAGAGATGAATATCTTTATCTATATCTACATACCAATCACCATTAAATAAATTAGCTAACTGCGTAAGAACATCACTAAATTGTTCATATCTAAATTGTATAAAGTCTACAACTTTAGGAGCATCTACATTATTAGTAGTGAATCCTTCTATATCTAACCCCTTATCTGCAACTATAAAATCAATAATGTCATTTATTGACTGACTAGTAAAAGAATCATTTATTAAAAATCTATCTAAAGCTCTACCATAATCACTGCATTCTACATCATACTCGACAATAGCATAATCTTTAACTACTTCATTTATTTTAGTTATATTTCCTTCAAATATTTTTGTAGTTCCATCAAATACTTCTATAATTTGTCCATTAATAGGTTCATATTTATATGTACCATATTTTCTAACTTTAAACTTACAAGTATCAATTTGGTTGGTTAGAATATTAAAAACTTTCAATGAATTTCTTGCAACGGATTCCGTTATGTCAGATTTACCTTGTATAATTCTTATCTCATCTTCTTCAGGTACAAATGTTGTAGTCCCAGTAAAATCATCCGCTAGAAAAAGTACATTATAACTTTTTGTATTCTGATTTATCCTATTATCATCTCCAACCTGAAATGTGTTAGCACCAAAAGACTGAATTAGATTATTCCATATAACACTATTATCAATTTCCTGGCTTTGGTCTCCAGTATTACCCTTAAAACGAGCAATAGGTTTCTCTGAGAGGTCTCCTTTTAATAAAGCAAATACTGGTGTAAGGGCGGCATCGCCTACTGCGATATTGCGGTCATCATTACCATCACCCGTATAATTCATTACCTTACATTTTCCTACTACATTCTTAAAAGCAAACCAAGCATGGTCGACTCCATTGACATTTACTAAGTTTCCACCACTACCACTACCATTATTTACAGTAAATCCATTTTCATCAAAAGATACAATCAAATCAGTACGATTTATACCACCTCCACCAAACCACATAGAAGTAAGGTCTCCAACTTCAGATGAATATGCGTGAGCACCAACAATAGCACTATCAGGTTCAATACAGACATAATCTGGTTGAAAATTTAATCCAGTAATTGCTAATCCATCATTTCCATTTCCTTTATAAATACCAACAGCGAAATCACTAATATTATCTTTTACAGCAACATAATAATATGTATCATCTAAAAAGTTTACAGCATCTTCTGTATCAACTGTAAATCCATCTGCATCAAGACTATTGATATATCCTGTCTGGAAAGCGGCATCTTCTCTAAATGCAACCGACTCATTTGCAGGCATCCCTGTAATTCTGAAATAAGCATGAACTATTCCAGTATCAGTACTACCAATTCTTCTAACAATTACTAAATCAGGCAGGAATCCTACACCAGTAATTCCTTGTGTTGCATTGCCGTCACCAGTATATTGTCCGTGCTTAACTATCATAATTAAACTCTTATATTAGTTTTTAGTTTGGCAATAATTAAATCACCCATTTCTTCGGCAGCTTCTTCCGACATAAATGTACCACCTTGTATCACAACAGTTGTTCCACCAGCACTAGCAATTTGCTTTCTAGGGATAACCATTTCTCCCTCGTGCAATAAATGCGGTCCAGTCTGTTGAACTATTCCACCAGTAGCCATAGAAGGCATACCAAATGCACCAAAGAATGGTACTCTGATTCTTGCAAATGCTGAATTCATTGAACTTACATATCCATTAACTTTATTTAGCTGTGTTGAAATCCAATTATCAAAAGCAACATTCTTAGCATCTAATTGCTCTCTAAATGTTCTTGTCTTTATTAATTCAGCCTCAACCGCGATAGCTGTTTCTGTACCTATAAGTTTCACTATCTCAGCATG